CGTCGCACCAAGCCATGACAAAAGCCACGTTGTTTGCGCTAGTACCCCCTGGCCCAACAGGTGAGGCACGAGCTCTGTAGAGGTCCACAGGTATGGCACCAGTCACTTGCGTGATCGGCATCCGCGCGGCATAGGCAGCAGGGTCTAAGACACAATGCATCCATGCAACTTCCTGGAGCTGTTTGGTAGCTAAAAGCTTCTGGGTATTCCTGATGGGGTGGTTCTTCCCATTCTTCTGTCGAGCGTTGCGCTTCTCCAAAACTTTGATAGCCGATTTGACGTCGTGCTTCTGCATAGATAGCACATCTTTTGCGACTCTCTTCGCATTGTTCTTTGTCTTGGTCATTTTTAGGTAAATAAGAAATTTTGTTGTACTTGTTGTTAATAATCAATATATATTTCCGGGCCCACGAACCCTAACTAGTGCAGTGGTCCCGTCACCGGTATTCGTTTGAATCTAGAAACGAATAACGGGAGGAACGAATCGAAAACTTCATTGTCGTCTTCTCTCAGAGACTTGAGCGCTTCTATGCACTCCGGTATGGCCTCCAAAGCTGCTGGGAAATTTCTGCACTGAATTTCCAGCATTCTCTGAAAGTCCCACCAAGTCGCCCTGTACGGTGGCTCCTTGATGGTGTTGTCCTCTGGTATGGTCATGGATCCTATATCGACCCTATGATCCTTGGTTGCAATCAAATACTTAGCCCAGGCACCCGTGGCTTTTTCTCTCTGCTCTTCGCTGAGCTGGCTCCCTCTAAGAGAGAACCACTCGGAAATAGGCAGGATAGATACCTCATCGTTGCTCAAGATGAAGGTCCATGATTGTCTTTGTTGTTCCAAATCACCTGGGAAGATGTTCCAGGGCATGATGAGCGATTTGACCAACTTCAGAGGGACCCAACTGTAACCGTGGTGTTGAAGGTCCATGAAACATCCTCCCAAAAAGGTGGCCTCTTCCCAGGTCAAGACTCTTTCGATTCCTGGCCGTAAGTGGTTCTTTCGGGATTCAGTGGTGGCAAATTCTAGCTCAAAGCCCAGAGCGTGGGAACTATCTACCAATCTGTCGGCGAGCTCTAAAGCTATAGCTTCGGCATGCTCTTCGTCCCTGATGCCTCTAGGCATGCCGGGATAGAAGGCGTCTTCTACGTTAGTGGTCTGTTCAACCAAGTCCATGAATAAGAACAACCATGCCATCATGGCGAGAAGAGCCGTAGCCATCTCACCTGTCATAGTGCTCTTTTCGAGCTTGATCTTCATGACCATTCCGAAGAATGCCATTACTTTGCTTTTGAATTCCAAAGGGGCGCCTAAATTACCTAGTCTTTCTTGGACAAGATCGGTAACATCATCTACGCACATGTTCATGGCATATTTGCTGGCTTCAACTTGAAAATTCTCGCTGCAGTTGAGGTCGCAACTCTTGAGGTCCACTTCGAGCGCCCGAAGGTACTCTAGATACATGGAGCAGTCGTCGCCATGGACAACCACTAGTAGATCACATTCAGGATCGTTGATGATCTTG